TACTCATCATTAAAATCATCAGCGTCAATAACACTTCCTGTGGTGATATTAGCTGATGCTTGTCTTGTATAACCTGCCATTGTTACTGCCTATCATGTTGTCTATACTCAAGAACCGCTGTGTCAAGAGTAAAGGTTGGATTTGTTGAGTTATCTGTGATTCTCATTGCTATTGTTTTAAATGATCCTACTAAGTTTTCTTTATATATTGAATCTAGTGTTCCCCCAAACGTAGTGCTAGAACCGCCGTACACAGAAGTAGATGCACCATACAAACTTACGCCACCACCTGATGAGCCTATTTCTATAGTAGGAGGTTGGACTATTCCTGGGTCATTCTTTGAGTCAAAGTCTATAGTAAAGTTGACATCTAAATCCATAGTTCCTGTAGGCTGTGCATACAAGGTAAGCTTGTACATAGTCTTACGTATCTGTGGGTCTGTTATGGGCATAAATGGAGATTCATATATTGCCTCTATAGGTTGCCCATCAAAAGAGTTACCTGAGTCCATCCTGTAACAAAAGCCATCATCATTAGCAAACATAACAACTTCTGTTGCACCTGAGTATGTACTGTCTGCTACATTTACTTTTAAGCCTTTGGTTCTTGACCATGCTATACCACTACCACCTTGAGCAATAAACTTAGTAGCTATTAAGCCCTGACCTGCTGCTGATTGTACAGATGGTACGTATGCAAATATTCTGTATTGTGATTTACCCCTAACTAATACTGATGAAAACGTATCTGTTTGTGCTATAAATTCTTGAGCGTCTTTATATATTGGATCGGAGGCTACGTCAAGAGCAAAGTCACCAATACGATCAGTAGCACCTAATAAACGTATACCATCAGGAGATAAATATACAACGTCACCACCAAACTCTTGTACTGTATCAGGATTAATACAACCAATAGTTTCTGCTATAGGTAGTAATTGAAAGTCAGAAGAAGTATTACCTACAAGTTTTTTGATTGTGTCTGTAGTAAAAATGATAAGCTGTTCACGAAAGCCTATCATACCTGTCACATCAAATCCAACGTTTATTGTACCAGCGCCATTACCTGTAGCAAAGTCATCTACTGTGTTGGGTGCTGTAAAGAATATCTTACTTCCTTTAGAATAGAAAGCGTGGTTCTTAAATACGGCAACGTTTTCTGCACCTTGTACGTCTGTGCTGTTTGATGACGATAGTTGTGTGGTAGTACTTCCACTAGCGTTAAATATAATAGGATAACTTTTACTATCAACAAATATAGTTTTATCTTCTTGTGTAAAGTTAAAAGAAGCGTATCTTGCTTTTAACGTATTTGTAGAAGAGCTTGTACCTACATGCGCCCAAGTAGTACCTGTACCATGATAGTATGCTGTTTTATTTAAATCTCCTGAAGCGATTGTACCGTATGCCGATATAGCAGCAGCGTCTATTTTTCTTGCTACCACAACCCTGCCAGTAGAGACTACTTTCATAGCCAATACTTCTCCAGTTCCAGGCACTTCTGTAGCACTAAACTTGCTGTAGCCTTTTAGTTTACTGTATCCACCTTCCCTATCAGATTCAAAGTTTTGTAGGATGGTAGCAGATCCTATAGCATTAGTACCCTGTTGTAAGGGAGTAAGGTTAGAGATCAAACCACCTTTGAACTCCATAGGAAAAGTAGTCCATTGTACTGGCATTAGAAATGTACTCTTCTATCTCTTAGGTAAGGTGTTCTATTTATGTTTATAGAACGTAAGTCTTTTATTTGTTTTTCAAACTTTTGCAAAGCTACATCTGCTGCTGCTGTATCTCCTCTAAATTGAAAGGCATAATACATTGCACCGTCAACTATAGCAAACCGATATTGCTCTGGTAGGCCAGGAACATCTAAAGCATTTTCTAAATCATAACCAAGAGAGTAGTACTCATATACTATTGTATAGGCTTTGTCAGGTACAGGATGACAGATTAGCTCCCTACTAGGTGTACGTACAATAAATTTAGGCACACCACGTATATCTGCACTTGTATTAAACTCATCATCAGCGTACTTCTCCAACCATTCTTCGTATAGTAATTGCTTTAGTTTTTCAGTTCCAACAGAAAGTGTGTTATCTCTTTTGATACGAAAAGAGTTCATGTTAACTGTTTTAGCATCTGTGGGATAGTAGTACTTGTTACTACCTGCAGATAATACAAGTTCAGATTGTACATGGTTCCAAGGCCATTCAAACTCTTCTTGGTTTATATGTCTGACTGCAGAGTTTACAGCATCTTTAGCTATACTGTAGTAACCAACAGCAGTTGCAAAGTTACTAGAAGTTAACGCTACCTCATTTAGTCTGTGATTGATGTCATTAACTAGACCAAGAAAATTATAAGCCATTTATCTATTCCTAATAGGTAGTATTACAGTTCGTTCATATGTAAGTGCTTGTGTGGTTTGAATACGACATGTAATAGTGTATCGTGAATTGTCTGTGCCTGAACCAAAACGTGCAGTTGCTACATTGCCTGACACAGTACCTGCTATAAACTGTAAGCCATTAACAGTCTGTGCTGTTGATACTTGCGTCTTTGTTCCATCTGCATCATTAATAAAGAAAGTAGCAGACACTATAGAGTCAGACCCTAGAAACCTAGACCAGTCTATGCTAAAGTCTGCAACTTCATCAGGATCTTTTTCAGGCCATCTGTAAGACATATCTTATCCTTAATTAGTTATGTATACTACGTTGTGTCTGTTTACAGGACGTATTACAACAGTTCTATTTTCTGGCATAACGTGTATAGTTCTATTTATATTAAACGGTAGTACTACTACCATTCTAGCTCTACTAAACTCTGATGCAATAGCATTGAAGTCAAACAGAACACCAGTTGCGGTTACTGCATTTTTAAGGGCTGCTGCATTTACAGTACCTATTGTAAACGTTGCTGGCCCTGTTACCTCTGGCAGTGTTTGACTAAATGTTGCAAGTACACTAGAAGGCGTTGTGGTGGCTTGACCTTGAGCCGTTACTGCAGCAGGTGGCTCTGGTGCAACAACTAAGGTATTTCCCATTGCATTGCCGTGTATTGTACAATAATACCTTAGTCCTGTCAAAGGTGCATTACTTGGTACAGTAAATTCTACCTTTGCTCCACTTGTTCCAGGTGTGCCTGTTACTACAACACCACTAGAGTACGCAGAATTAGAAGCATCTTTAAATCTTAATGGGTGTCCACTTAGAGAGCTATCACTTAGATCAAAGGTATAAGTTGTGCCTCTTACAAGTGATAGTGTTGGTGCGTATATCCCATCTATTACGTATTTGTTTCCACTACCATCGTTAGCCACAGTAACAGCAAACTCTGTAGTACCTGCCATAGTATTTATGGTATTACCCATACCATTACCATGAATGGTACAATAGTACCTAGCAGGTTGGTGCGCTGTTGTAATTGGCAGTGTTATGGAGACTGTTGCTCCTGCCTGTCCTGCAGTTCCATTTACTATGACAGCACTAGTAAAGCTTGCTCCAGATGAATCCTTAAATCGTAAAGGATGTCCTGAGTTAGAAGAATCACTTACATCAAATACGTAGGTGTTGCCTCTTAGTAGTGTAAGTTCTGGTGCTACTTCACCATTTAGAGCATACTTGTTACCTCCAGAGTTTACAACAGTGACTGTGTAATTATATGTACTGTCTTGTAGGAGGTTACCCTGTACTTCAGTAGCAAGTTCACTAGGCGTTGGTAAGGTTGTATTTGATTTACCACTAATGCTTGGAACATTTACTGCAGGTGCAGTAGTAACTGAAGCTGAAGTTATGTTTCCTTTGCCTGATCCTGTTAAAGCAGCAGCGCTTACAGTGCTTAATACATTTGCAATAGTTATATTAGATTTTGCATCAAAGTCAAGAGTACCGTTAGCTGTTGCAGCAGAAACTCCTAATATCGCAGGTAAACTAGCATTACCTCCTGCAGTTACAGCATTTAGTAAAGCCTGTGCTGCTACATTGGCAAGATCTACCCCAATAGTAGGAGTTGCCTTTTCTGTTGCAAAAGGCGTTTCTGCTATGGAGGTAAAACCAAACATGTTAACCTAGTAGAACCCCTGTGAAGTAGCTCTCACTATGAAGTTTTGCTGTACCACCATTCATCCCACCTTTTACTCTCATTGTATCATTAGCAGCTAAATATACAGTAGCAGAACAAAACATTGCCATATAGCTATTCCAAGCTTCGTTAGTACCGTTAATCTGCGCTGAATTAGCAGAGTTAAAGTTACCATCATTTTTAGATAAGAACCAACGAATATAACTGTTTTGTACAAACGTTCCTGTTTCCCATCTAGCAGCAGCAGTAAAATGATATAGACCTGCTACAGGTGCAGTAAATACACAACTAGAAGTATTATAATGCCCACCTCTGTTAAAACCACCAGTACCTCCAGTATCACTAAAGCAAGTAACTGTTTGTGTATCACTAGTTGGAGAGAAAGCACTTACATTAGACTTTGCTGAAAAACCTATTTGCGCTGGGGTTTGAACAATACCTCTACCATCTAGTCTTAACACATGTCTTGTGTCATTTGGATATGCTGTATTTTGATTGCCTTGGCTTATGTAAAAATCTATACTGTTGTTGGCATCAGTAGAAGAATTATGCCTAGTAGCAATGTAGTGTTGGTA